AATGCGCTACGATGAAACAACTGATAATAGATTTGAAATTGAAGGTGCTGATTGGTATTTTGAAAATGGCGTTGCAATTAAAATTGGTGATGTAACTAATTCTACAAGTAAGGATACTGGTGCTTTAGTTGTAGAAGGTGGTGTTGGGATTGAAAAAGATATATTTGTTGGTGGTTCGTTAAATGTATCTGGAATTGCAACTTTTGATAATATTAGAATTGAGAATAATGTAATATCGACTCTCCCAGGAACAACCGAACTTTATATTGATCCATTTCCCGATGGTTTAAGCAATGAAGGCTCAGTTATTATTAAAGGAAATCTTCAAGTTGATGGAACTACAACTTCGATAAACTCTTCAAGCGTTGATATAAACGATCCGATTATCATTATTGGCGATGTAACTAGTGCTAGAACCGTAATGAGCACGGTTGTTTCCGGTGTAAGCACTATTAGATTAGATTCTGTTGTTGGAATTAACACTGGAGACATTGTTAGTGGAGACGCTGGACTGAACGCTGGTGCTGCCAACACTGTTACCGCATATGATACTGCAAATAAAATTATTACTCTGACGGATCCAACAATTGCTGGAATTTCAACAACGACGCAATTAACTATTACACATGCATTTGACACAAATACCGACAGAGGTATTGGATTTAATTATAACACAAGTAGTGGTTCAGCAAATAATAAGACTGGATTTTTTGGTTATATTGATGGTAGCAATGTAGGAAGCGCAGCGACTCCAAGGTCATGGACGTATATTCCAGATGCCACTATTACAAATAGTGTAGTTACTGGAACTAGAGGATATATTGACGTAAAGGGAATATATTACCAAACTGGTGATTTTAATACTCACGGAGTTGTTTATTTTGACGTTGATGGACTACAAACTTCAACAAATAATCCAGCATCACCAACAACAACTTCAAAACAAGTATTAATTGCTATTACAAGAGTTGATTTAACTTTGCCAAGTTCAGTAACAGTAACTGCTGGTGACTTCATAAAGCAAGATTCGTCTAATGCTTATGGTGTAGTTGAAACTGGAGGAACTGTTAGCACTTTAAACTTGATTGGTGTTGAAGGAACTTTTGATACGACAAACAATTTAAGAAGGGAGGGTGCTGGCGGACAGGTTCAAAATCTATCCATAATTCCCAGTTCTACTAGTGTCATATATACTAACAGACCCACTTGGACTGCAACTTTAGACGGGGGATCATATTAAATGGGCAATCAAGGTGAAGAAGTTGATATTAATTTTTTGATAAGATTATATCATAGAAAAATTTCAGAACTTTCTAATCAGGTTATTCTTTTAGAGGCAACAGTACAAACCCTCAGAAATGAAATGAATAATATGAAAACCACTCCAGATACGGACTTTAAGGAAGAATAAAATGGCTCAACCATCCACCAGACAAGGACTCATAGATTACTGTAAAAGGAGACTTGGTGCTCCTGTACTAGAAATTAACGTCGATGACGACCAGATTGATGATTTGGTGGATGACGCTATCCAATATTTCCAAGAAAGACACTATGATGGTGTTGAAAGGATGTATTTAAAATATCAAATTACTCAAGAAGATATTGATAGGGGAAGAGGTAAAAATACAAATGGAGTTGGTATTGTAACGACTTCTGCAACCTCTACAAATATTAGTGGATATGGAACCACAACGTCAAATTTTTATGAAGCTTCTAACTTTATACAAGTTCCAGACTCGGTAATTGGTGTAGAAAAAATATTTAAATTTGACACTAGTTCTATTTCTGGTGGAATGTTTAGTATTAAATATCAACTCTTTTTGAATGACTTATATTACTTCAACTCGGTTGAACTATTACAATATGCAATGACCAAGAGTTATTTGGAAGATATTGATTTTCTTCTAACAACCGATAAGCAAGTTAGATTTAACAAGAGACAGGACAGACTATATTTGGATATTGATTGGGGTTCTCAGTCAGCAGGAACTTTTATAGTAATTGACTGCTATAGAGCGTTAGACCCAACGTCATTTACTCAAATATATAACGATAGTTTCTTAAAACAATATTTGACCTCATTGATTAAAAAACAATGGGGTCAAAACTTAATTAAGTTTAGGGGAGTTAAATTACCTGGAGGAATAGAACTAAATGGCAGAGAACTCTATGAAGATGCTGTAAGAGAACTTGATTCGTTGAAACAAAGAATGGCATCAGAGCACGAATTACCACCTTACGACTTTATTGGATAATGGCACTTAATCCCTTTTTCTTACAAGGATCCTCAGGTGAACAGAGACTTGTTCAATCACTAGTTAATGAACAATTGAGAATGTATGGCGTAGAGGTCATATACATTCCAAGAAAGTTTGTAAATAAAAAAACTATTATTCAAGAAATACAATCTTCAAGATTTGACGATAATTTTGCAATAGAAGCATATCTCAATAATTATGATGGATATAGTGGTTCTGGAGATATTTTAACAAAGTTTGGAGTAAGTATAAGAGACGAAGTAAATCTAACGATATCGAAAGAAAGATTTGAAGATTTTATTGGGATATTTTTGAATGGAATGAGTGCAAGTGAAATAGAATTATCAACTAGACCAAGGGAAGGAGATTTGGTTTATTTCCCTCTTGGTCAAAGACTTTTTGAAGTTAAATTTGTAGAACATGAGCAACCATTTTATCAATTAGGAAAATTATATGTCTATGAATTGAAATGTGAATTATTTGAATATGAGGATGAAATTCTTGATACTAATATTGATGAGGTAGATAAAGAACTTGAAGATATTGGATTTATAACTACACTCACTATGGTGGGTGCTGGTCAAACTGCTACTGCTTCTGCAATTATACGTAGTGGATACATAAGGAAATTGTTCCTCAATAATGATGGTTATGAATATCTACGTGCTCCTCAAGTTGCAATTGGAACTGCTCCAACAGGACTTGGTAATACTGATGCAAGAGCAATAGCGATAACGACCACCAGAGGAGGAGTCAGTTCGGTTCAGAAAATTCTATTCTCTAATGCGGGAATCGGTTATACTATAGTACCTTCTATCAACTTCATAAGTCAAGTTGTTGGATCTGGTTCTACAGCGATAGTATATGGGGCAGGTGCTGCAGCAACTTGTTCTGTAGAAACACAAAGTTTTGGTGTGATTAGTATTAATATTTCTGATGGCGGTGTTGGATATTCCACAAATCCAATCGTAACAATTTCCGGTCCTTCTGGAATTGGATCTACTGCAATTGCAGAAAGTAGAATTAATTCATCTGGAGTTGTAACTTCAATTCTAATCAGCGATCCTGGATTTGGATATGATATTAATAATCCACCAACGATAACGATTTCTGCACCAGAGACTATAACTGGAGTTGGCACTTACACGTTTAATGAAATTATCGTTGGACAAAGATCTGGTCTCAGAGCAAGAGTTAAATCTTGGGATTCTGATGACGGAACTCTTAAGGTTTCTTTTGTTGGCGCTTCTTCCACACAACCATATTTCTATCCTGGAGAAACAATTACCGGACAAGAATCCGGTGCAATCTTCTCCGTAAGAACTTATAATCAAGATGATATTTACGATAAATATAGTCAAAATGATGAAATTGAAGAAGAAGCAGACCTCATACTAGATTTCTCAGAATCAAATCCATTTGGTACATATTAATGCTAGGAACTTATTACTATCACGAAATTATTAGAAAGACGATTATAGGATTTGGAACCCTGTTCAATCAAATAAACATAAAACATCAGGATTCCGATGACACAACTACAATTAGTGATATTAGAGTTCCTTTAGCATATGGTCCTATTCAAAAATTTCTTGCAAGAATAAGACAGCAGGCAGACCTAAACAAACCAGTACAAATAAGTCTTCCAAGAATGTCATTTGAAATGACCTCTATTCAATATGATCCAACCAGAAAATCAAGTCTAACACAAACATTTAAAGCCTGCACTGGTTCAAATTTAAAGAAAGTTTATTTACCAGTTCCTTACAATATTGGATTTGACTTGAATATCATGGTCAAGTTAAATGATGATGGTTTACAAATAATTGAACAAATTTTACCGTACTTCCAACCAGCGTTTAACATTACAATTAACCTTGTTGATTCTATTGGTGAGAAGAGAGATGTTCCTATTATTTTAGAAAGTATTAATTTCCAAGACGATTATGAAGGGGACTTTTCGA